TGTATACTACGCCAAGAGTTAGTAAAGAAACTCCTGAACCAGATATTATTACTGGTTTATAAACACTTGATCCTACCTCATGTATAACTGGAGTAATCCCTCTTGTATTGATAGTAAATTGAGTAACGTTTTTATCACTAAACGATATAATTTCTCCACCAATAAGAATTTCGCCAGTCTTTCCCCATCCTATCGTTGAAAATACATTAACTCTTTTTCCAGTAAGATCTGACGCAGATAAAGTTTTTTCTAATCTAGTTTTAGTTGATATTGAAAATAAACCATTTACAGTCTCTGGTGCTAAAACAATATTCCAAATAACTTCTCCATCTAATGTTCCCTCTGTAAAAACATTATCAACAATTGCAGAGGCATAACCATATTCAGATGATTCTTTTTGAACAATTTTTTTTCCAATTAGAGTTTTTGGATTTCCACTAATCACTTTTACTTTTAGTGCATATACAGATATCCAATCAGATTCGGAAGATTTATATACAAAATCTTTTGGTTTGTAAATATCTGGTTTGTTACTTGTATCTTGAGTAACAATAGTATTGAAGATAAATTTTATAGAGATATCAGTTCCCTTTGTTTTATAAAATTTTTGAATATTTTTGATAAGAGTTCTTTTATCTACTTCTCCACGTAGATATTTTTCTGGGAAAGAATCTAAATATTGCGATTCAAAATTTTTGACAATTGCATATAAAAATAGATTACTAATATTGAGAGCAAGATCTCCAGAACTATGCGATACAGCAGATGTTCCAGTGAATACTGATTTCTCGTAAAGATCTCCTAGTGCAACGTTTCCACTTACACCACGAAAGCAATTTGATAATACATTACCAGTTCTTTCAGTATAGAAAATGATCTCATTTCCTATTTGAATATATCCATTCTTTTCTGGAAATCCAGAAGCGTCTTCTAACGTTATGGAAGTTGCTGTGCTATTAATAGATGATACTAGAGTAGTGTTCTGCTTGAGTAAAGACTTTTCGTAATAATCAATATCCAGATATTTCTGTAGATTACTAATAATATCAAGAGGTCCACCCTGAACTTCCTGAGCTTCATAATACTTCTCTACAAACTTACCAAAAAGTTCATATTCATTAGAAATGAACTCAGGAAGTTGTGTCTCAATAAGAGTAGAAATTCTTTTGGTCTTGACTGCCATTTATTTACTCTTTATACGCACTAAAGGATGAATTAGCAATATCAACGTCTAGATAAACCTCTCGGAATGCCTGGACATCATTAGATAATGGTTTTACTCTAACTGAAATTCTGTTATCAAAATAACTACCTTTGATGATAGTTAAATTATACATTTTTAGTTCGCCTTTTTCATAATCAATTGTTCCAACTTCCTTGTCTAGAACGACCTTTTCACCAGTTATAGTATCTAGTCTATATAGGACAATTTTGCCATCCCTATCTTCAAGATAGACATCAAAATTAGGATATTCAGTAACTACAAATCCAGTTGTAGAAAGAGTTGGTCCTTCGCAATCTTTATCAAAAGCATTCTGATAACAGATCTCATAATAGAACATAGAATTGAGTTGAGGATAGAAATCCTTTCTCATTGTAACTGTTGTAATATTTGAATTGATTGTTTTATCAGAATCATCAATTACACCTACAATTTTACTGTATCTGAACTTTCCATTGAATTTCTCAATATCGGACATTTCAATGTAACTTTGTAGGGCACCAATTACTTTGTCTCTAATTTGTGCTGGAGCTTCTGCAGTTGAAGCAGAATTGTAATAAATCTTGCTATTTAACTCAACATATAAAATAGAAGGGTCTACAAGAACTGGTTCAACGGAAGCTATAACATATTTCTTCAGTTCTTTGATGATTTCTTTCTTTGTTAATGATGTTAGATAAGAAGCATCATTTGGTTTGAGAACAATGAAGACTTTACCATATTGTGGTGGAACTTGATCCTCACCACCAAAAATAATTACATCACTTGTTGCTGGATAGATGTTACGAACAATCGCACCATAATCATCTGCAGTTACAGCACGATTTTGAGTACCATATGCTTTTGGAGCATTAAATTTGATTTTCTTTGTCGATTCAATTTCTTCACCGCCAGAGGATGCAACTGTTGAATTTATAGTTATTGTTCCTTGAGAAGTTGCACCAGAAAGATTTTCAAGTACGCCAGAGAATACGAACGTTCTGACGCCATTTGATGCAGAACCAGATGTGATCAAATATGAAACTTCAATCAAAGCACCGTTGGGAAGTTTATGCCCCAGAACGCCATCACCAAAAATTAATTCGTATCTTTCATCTTCAATTTCATTCAAGAAAAATATCTTTGAATTTGCATCAACACCAAGAATATTGTCAGATACCAAATATGGTTCAGAGAATCCAGAACCAGTTGGATAAACTTTAACTTTGATTGTGTTTGTATCTACGTTGGGGTTGTCAATTACAAATTTTTGTGAAATTAAAGAAGTATTAACAGTGAATGTACTTGAGAGTAAAGTACCTTCTTTTAAAAGAACATCAGTAAACACTGCTGTATTATTACTGACTTGTGCCTTTGCATCTTCTAAAACAACGTACTTATATGTAATATTATCATATGTTGATACAAAACCGCTTCCTTTTTTTAATAGCAGTTGAGTATCATTAGTTGGATTTAAATAATTGAATGTAAATGAAATATATGCTGTTGGCGACGTTGCGCTCTTTGGTCTGTATCCTAATTGCTTCGCAATCGCTACTACGTTGTCCCTCAAGGTGGCAGAATCAATGAATAGTTCATTGACTACCATATTCGTATTGAACGCCGTGTAATACGTGTTATACGCTAATACATCGAGTAAATTCGATAATACCGAACCCTCAAAATCATAATCAGTAAAATCTGATTGCGCTCTGAGATATTCTTTCAGAGCGATTTTGATATCATCAAAATCTAGATTAGCTAATTGAGTGTAAGGCATTATCGAGTACGCTCTAGAAAGAATTCTATGCCTATAGGTCTGTCTTCTCTACCAAGTATTGCATAAGATAATTCAATTGAATATCCATTGCTATCATAATCTGGAGTTACGATAACTGTCTGCAAAATAATTCTTGGTTCATATCTTTCAATGATTTCAATGATAGATGCACGAATGATTGCGGCAGTACCAAAATCAAGAGGTTCAAATAGCGTTGAATATATTCCAGATCCTAAATTTGGTTGAAAAGGTCTTTCGCCCTTATTTGTCAGAAGCAGATTTACGATTGCTTGCGAAATTGCAGCATTATCTTTTACCGTGACAAGATCATCGGTAACTGGATGCTTCTTGAATGTAACGCTCAAATCTTTGAACGTCTGAAACTCAGGCATTTAGACACAGCAAGGCTGCTATTATTTATTCACTCGTGCCAACGTTCTACAAAATCATCAAATCCTCCAGCACCCCCACATGCCTTACTATAGCGATCTTCGGGAATAGGATAAAGTTCCTCTTTCCTTTTCATCTTTTTGTGCTGCTTCAAATACTTTTCACTATCAGTTTCAGTAATCAAAGTCATGCCTTCTTCAATAAAATCATTACTTTTATCTACTGGAAATAGTCCCATTTGTTTCTCCTAAAAAAAGAAAAGTAAATAGAACTTTTTATGGGGTTGCTATCCCGTTCGGCGTTTTGGTTCCTCGGAGAGATTATCTACCCTGACCGCGATAACGCTTCTTACGACCGTTACGAGCACTCGCACCAAGATGAGTATTCTTTGAATGACCTTGACGGGTCTTCTTGGGAGCTCCCTCAATATAATTTGACTTTACTAGACCAATCTTTGCTTTTGCCATAAATTTACAGAAATGGTATTACTATAGGATTTGTACCTATGATTATATTATCATAAAGTGGCGATCCATGCAAGATGCGTGGATCAGGTAATGCCCCAGGACCTGCAACAGCATCACCATCTACTGTTACAAGTATATCCTCAAAAAACACTGTAGTGTTCTTCACAGGGACTACAACGGGTCTTGGAAGCTGTGGAGGTAGTGGTGTCATCCCTGGTTTTGCCACCCCTGGTACAGGAGGGTATGGGATGCCCTTAGTAACATCTACAATCTTTACCGTCTGGTATTGGGGTTCCTCATCAGTTCCCAGGTTATACAATATTGTGGGAGTTGGTTTCATGACAAATGGAACCGCCAAAGGTGGATACGTCGCTGTGATGTTCTCTGATAACGTATCGACCTCTGCAACCTCATATAAAGGTGCGCCAGGATTCGGTGTGAATGTCATTACACTGCCTTTGCAATTGTTAGTAAATCTTTTTTAATTCCTTCTACATTATTATGTAGATAATCCAGCGTGTCTGACAAAGTTTCGTATTCTTTCCCTGTCGGGCGTCTATACGCGATTGTCGGTCTCTCCAACTGAGTCACCCTCTGTTCCAGGTTCTCTAATCTCTGCGACAGCACTAGGAGTTTCTCCTCCAAGTTTTTCTGCAGCTTTTCTAACGACGTTTCCATTACTGTTATCTCCTCTCATAAATGCCTCTGCGGCGCGAGTTTCAAAGGCATCGCAGAATGCATCAAAATTGTTTAGTATACTATCAAAGTTTTCAAACTCGGGT